AAACCTGTTCAGAGATATGAACGAAACAATGTAAACCAATTTAGTTTAACCTTCCCAAATCTGTCAACCTTTTTCAGGGAAAGTCATGCAAAAATACAAAAACATTTCAAATATCGGATATATCCGATAAAAAATATTTTTTTATCGTAATAAACTGTAACTCAAATTATTAATTTTACAATTATGATAAAGATAAAGGAAAACATCAACGCACTAATTAAAAAAAGTGGAAAAACCCAGAAGGAAGTGGCAGAATTGCTTGGCATCAATCAGGGTACACTTAGCGAGAAAATTTCGCAAAATGAGAAAATCAAGTTCCAAACCATATTGGAAATAGCCGATATACTTGGAATCAGGGCTATAGACATTATAACATATCCGGATAGATATGTAAAAGAGACAAAGACATGCGAAAAGTGTGAGGAGCTCAGGTTGGAAATAAAACATCTTAATGAGTATATTGAGTTGTTGAAAAAACAGATTAACAAACAGAAATCATAGCAAATATATGGAGAATTATCTGTTCAGAGCCACAATGCCTTATTGGGTTGAAATACATGATAGGAAAATCTCTATAAAGAATAGGTACTACAAATCTTTATATGAATTCACATCTCCCATCAAGCTATCAATGGAAATGTTTTATGATTTTGTTGATAATGACACTGACCAGCAATTCTTAGAAGATTCAATAAGCAAACTGTATCTATATGACGACAATAGCAATCCTATAGGAGAAAATAAAGACGCTCTTAATTATAGTAAATTGATTCCATATTTTCTACGACTCACGAATCTTTTTGATTTTTGCAAAAAAAACAGCTCTGATTTTGAGGATAACGACGTTTTCAGTTGTATAATGCCTTACGGTGTTAAACAGTCCAATGATATTATTGAAGTGTTCAACAGACATAATACACCTTTATTTAAGGCTTTTTCTAAAAAGAAAATAGATGACGAAAGCGGTTTTGCTGATTTCTATGATTTTGATGAAAAATGCACATATTTGTATATAAATTACAGTTTTGATTGTCTGAATGATGATTTAATTATGTATTATATGCGTTTGACATATCTGTTCGTCTTTTGTTCAGGATTACAACACACTTCAGACAATCCTCTTATTCATGGATAAAGGAGAAAGACGCGCAGATAAAGGAGTTGCTGGAAATAGTGAAGAGGTTGAGTGGAGGGGGGAACTAGCGGCAAAGATGGAAAATAAGACCGGCAACGGCAACGATTAATGCGAATATGGATAAAACAAGGGCAATCGTTTCAAGATCACTGTTATTCGAGTACGACATAATGTGTTAATTTTGCGGCAAAGATAGTAAAATTATGGAAACCAACAAAATTTACAAATTAATAGAGGAATACGTGAAGTATGTTTACCGGTGCGATGGCCAGGCCCTGTCTGAGGAGGATGAATTTTTTGACGATCTGCTGGAAAAGCACAACTGCGGCAGCGAGGATGCCAGACTGGTGAACCGCCGCATCGAGGAACTTGGCATCGGCAGCACCACCGACAACCGCCTCTCGCTTTACCATCCTGGTGTAATGATGGTAGAGAAGTACGGAGGCAGTATGGAACGTTTCCTGCGGGAATACCAGGAGAAAACCAGTGCGGAGGTAAAACTGCCTGCGGAACAGCTGAAGGAAATACAAAGAAACAAAATCCGCTCAACAATAAGCATCATCATATCCATTATCGCCCTCGCCGCAACAGTGTTCTCTGTGGTGCGGGAGATACTGAATATGTGACAGCGGGATACTGCTGTAGCTTTGTCAACTGTTTGAAAAACAGTTTTTTTTATACAATTGGAATGCGGCATTTTTTACACAAACGGCCGCTAAAAAATGGGAAACAAATTTTATAAATAATAGATTATCAACAATTAACAAAATCGGTCAGGGAAGAAGGAAAAATCGTGAGTTCGATTCTCATACGCTCCACAAATCGTTACAACACCCAACTAATCAATAAATTACAACGATTAGTTGGGTGGGAAACGAAAAAAAATGTGACAAAAGTTCGACAATATTTTTTTCTTCTCCAACGACCAGGGGAAAGAAAAAAAAATGTTTAAAAATCTCAACTCTTACTTAACACAGAAAACATTAGTTTTCAATTATTTCCCAGCTCAACTGAAAAAGAACAAGTCCGGGTGGATTATTGAGTATTGGTGTGAGGACCCCTCCACACTTCAGATGAGACGCTGCAGGGTGCGTGTCGTCAAGATCCGCAAGCGCTACCCCACCCAACGCGAAGCCGTTACCCATATAACCAAGATTGTGAACCACATCAACATGAAGCTCATGCAGGGATGGAACCCCTTCGTGGCCAGCGAGAACCAGCAGATGTACATCCCGGCGGATGAAGTCGCCGAAAGGTTCCTGAACGAGAAACAGAAAGAGCTGCGCCCAGACACAATCCGCTCATACAAATCTTTCCTCAATACCTTCGTTTCGTATTTCCACTCCCGGTGTTCCGACCTCAAGTACTTCAGTCTGTTCAACAAGCAGCACGCCTCGCGTTTCATGGAGTATGTATATCTCGACAGGGAGGTCAGCCAGAGATGCTACAACAACTACCTGAAATTCTGCCGCTGTTTCTTCAACTGGTGTGTCGAGCACTGCTATGTGGCCAGCAATCCTTTCCAGAACATCAAGACCAAGCAGAAAACAGACAAGAAACGTGTGATAATAGATGCAAAGACCAGGAAAGCCATTGCCAATTATCTTGCTGAGAATCAGCCTCAAATGCTTCTTGTATGCAAACTGATATATTCTTGTCTCCTGCGCCCGAAGGAAATCATTAACCTGCGGGTATGCGATGTGGATTTTGACGGTGGCACCATCTTTGTCAACTCCGAAGTGGCTAAGAACCACCACAGCCGGCACGCTGCCATGACCACCGACGTGATGCGGAGCCTGGAATACATAAAAACCTATAAACCTGACATGTGGCTTATATCGCAGGATTGGATGCCTGGTTACGTGAAGGCCGAGAATGCCAAATTCTCAAAAATCTGGATCAAGTTGAGACCCAAGATGAGACTGCCCAAAGAAATGCAGCTCTACAGTTTCAGAGACACTGGTATATTCGACATGCTGAAAGCAGGTATTGACCCGTTGACGGTGAAGCAGCACGCCGACCACCATTCACTATCGATGACTACCCTGTACAGTAACCATGCAGATCCCAACCTAACCCGCATCATCCAAGAGCAAGCTCCCGATTTCTAAGCTCTAATACCTTGAATTTCGCAGAGGTAGAGGTCACTGGAGTTGTCTATCTGTATGCTGATTTTCTTTGGCAGGATGCGTACATTGTTCACCATGATGAAGCGGGTTTGTTCTTCAGGAGGCATATCCTGCGGACGCAGCAGGCGCATTACCTCCAGTACCTTGCCGATGGGAAGAAGGAACTTATGGGTAATGAAACATTCAGATGACAGTATGTCAAGCCATGGTTTCAAGTACTCTTCGCCTATGCTGTTTGCACCTGAAGCCGTAAGACTCAAAGCTCCTGAAAAAAATGGCATCATATTCTCAATTTGATACGTCATTCTTCCTTGACGGTCGGTAAACGTCTGTTTGCCTCTGTATAATAAAAGTATCAATTTGTCTGAAGCTTCTGTACCGAACATGTCGCTTTCTATTTTGACGGGTATATCTGGGATTAAGACATCCTTATGGGTATCATAGGCTACTAAGTCCGGCACATACGCGACTGGTGTTATTTCCGTTTTCCCGCCACCAACAACAAGCGGATGGTCCGCACTGCACTTTCTTTCCCAAACAGCTTCAACACTTCCGTCAGACCTGTCGTTGAAAGCCACCTCATAAAATGCGTTTTCTCCGCTAACAAGCCATATTCGGCCTGCATTGTCGTTTGGATCAGGAAGTAGATTTCTATTATCCACCGTGCCATCCCAATCTGTAATGGAAGAATCTTCGTCTTTGGACAAAGAATCGTATTTGAAATGCACTCCTTCTCCGTCTTCAACATCTTTGGACATCTCCCTATCCAGTATAAGGTCATCAACAACCAGGTAATTTGATTTTTGCAGATCCTTCACAAAACCAAACTCAGTTTTTCTGGTTCTATAGTCAAAAAAACAAGTGAGCCCCAAACTATTACATACTAATTTCAGAAAATCGGAATTGCTGATGTCTGGCAGGAACCGCATTGGAACAAAACTCCTGGCAAAAATATTGAGTTCTTTTTCATCTTCAGAATCAAGCTGCTGAATCTCGATATCAGACAGATGATGCACAGTAATATATTGGGTACGAGAAACATTTACTCCATCAACTACAAATTGCATATTGGGACGCTCTCTGCATATTTTCAGACTGAAAGTGCGAACATTGTCAAGGTGAAGTATAAAAGCCCGCTCAACATAGCTGCCATCTATAGGCATATTGAAAAGTTCTGACAGATAAACGACTTCACCACGAGGATCTCCGTCAAAATCCATCCGGTTTCCCACAAAAATCATAATACGCAGCTGTACAATCATATCGCAGGGATTAATTCGAAGCCTGATAGTAAAACGGTAATGTCCAGTCCTATCCAACATGAATTGGTGGTAAAAATTAACATTAATCAAGTTGGCTGTCGCTTGAATCTCATCGAACAAGGTTCTGTCATAATTGGAATCAAATACTGTCACACCTGTATTGTCATATAGACCACCAGGCTCATATTGATGCCAGTTTGAATGAACGCGAACAAAATCATCGGTAATGTACGAATCATATACATAAGCGGACAGATGTCCCATATTTGACATTTCTGAAAATTCAGAGCTCACCCCGTCCAATGCCTTTGTGGACTGAAGAAATATAGAGTGGATGTTCGTGTCGTTGAAAAAAGCCCCCATGGTGGAATAGCCTCCATTATGGATGAATTTTTCGAAGATTGAAACAAGTCTCAACTGAGGACAAAAGCAAAACACATTCATCGGTATTCTTTCGTCTATTCGACGATAAGATTCTCCCGCAATTTCAATCCAATGTACCCGATATTTGTTGAAGATAACACCAAATAAGTTTGACGGATTGTCTGCTGAATTATTAACCACTTGATTGTTGAACACAAACAATCTATTAACCATTTTTTGCATAGGCTCATAAGCCGGATGATTTTGAAATGTCTCGTTAGCATCACCGTACCCCTCCTCATCTTGAAACATTCCAAACTTCACATTGCTATCATCCGCAATCGAAGCCTGAAGGAAATCCACCCATTCTTCACGGCGTGTCTTAAATCTTCGGGCAATCACTATTTCCTCATCCTCGTTATCCCTCACCGAGCGGTCGGCCCAGCCTTCAGGGAAGGGATTCACCACAATGGCCACCGAGTACGACAGGCGGGTAGATTTCTGGACAATCAGATTGCCATGGATGAGTTGTACCCCATCGACGAACACCAGACAGTCGTAGGTGCGTTGTTCCTGAGTGTATGGCAGGTGGGCAAAGCCAAACACCCGCTCGTTGCCGGCAACCGGGATGTCGAAATTATAGACCACATCACCCTCAATGGCCTCGGTGGAGAACACGGGATTGTTGAGCTCCATCACGAAGCTGGTGTCGCGGTAAAGGGTTAAATCTTGTTTATCTACTACAATTCTAATCATTTGTCAATTACACTTCCTGATTATTCTCAAAATCGTACTTGTATAGTTGATTAACATAATTAGACCATTCGTTTGCGACTGCATAATCTGAATAATAAAGATATGGCACGTAAATCTTGCAGTCGGATGGCAAATTGTTAAGTGTTGTTGCCGTAATTGTTGGTGGCACTTCCGGCTTCATATAGAGTCTTTTCAGCGATGTGTTCCCAGCAAGGGCAGAGCCTCCTATCGATGTGACTTTTTCCGGAATAGTGAGTTCTATAAGGGATGTGCATCCTTCTATAGCACTGCTGTCAATACTTGCTATATATTCACCCAAATCAAGATGATATAATTCGGTGCAGTTCTTGAAAGAATTAGTTAGAAGGGAAATTGCACTATTGTCATCAGGATTCTTACATACTTTATATCTCTTTATCTTTGTACCAAAAAACGCATAAGCTTGTACAGAGCCATATCTTGCATTAATATATTGAAGTCTTGAATTTGCATATTGCCAATGCAAATTGGGATTGTCGTAACCTATGTTATATGATATGGTTCTTAAGGAAGAGCAATTATAAAAACTTTGGTCTATATATCTCCAATTAGGTGGACATGTAATATGTTTTAAACTGGCACAACCCAGAAAAACACACGAGACAGAACCACTTAATAGACTTGGAAGAGATATTTTCTCAAGTTTTGACAATCCCGCAAAAACGTATTGACCAATTGCCGTTAGTTTGTTTGAGAATAATATTTTTGTGATTCTGCTGGCGGAATTAGCTGTATTGTCCGAACCGGAACAAAGTCTGCCAGATGTTGTATAAGTACCTGACGTACATCTTATTTGCACAAGATATGTATCACGTAAATGTGGTTCTGGGTATACGTGTGTAATTGTTGTCGCAGATGTCGAATCAATTGTATCAGCAGAAGACCCATCACCCCAATCGATTTGCACGGCGTTGGCTACTGTAGACTTAATACGCAGGCTTCTTGTCGTTGATTGACCTTCTATCACATCTAACCATATATATGTAACATTATCATCGGTATGATAGGTACACCCTACAGAAAGATGCCATCTGCCGAACTTGCTATAATAATCCCGAATGGTTGCAGCCGTGTTGTTCCAACCATCGCATACAAGATGCTCACTGCTTCTACATGGAAGAGGTGGCAGTTGCCATGTGTAATTGTTGTTATTATCTTGAGCCATCACTTCTTCCCACGAATAACAATAAAGTAATGTTCCATCATAATCGTAGAAGTTCACCCCGTCTTCAATAATATCCAATGCTGGGTTTTGTGGAATATTCCCTATGGCCGCCGCCATTTCTGACGGGAGATACGTTTCATTGTCTTTGCCATTCCGGGCACGTATAGCATCGGCAAGATCCTCCAAAGTGCTCTCTTGTATAAACGCTTTACCCATATCAGTATGCTATTAGTTCGGAATTCACGATGGAAACAAGTTCATAGTCACCATTGCTGTTGACAGATAGCAATTTACCTTCATCAGATGCTGATGGAGCTGGGATATATCCATTACCATTTTCAAAGACCCATTCACCATCACTATACTCTACACGACAAAAATCAAAGGTGTAATGGTCACCATCATTACCATAAGCTATTTCAGAATGTGAAAAATATAATCTTGGACCTTCTCCAACAGCAATTAATCTAAGGAATAATTTATCGAATTTTAACAAAACAACTTTACCGGAAATCGCTGCGGTATGAATTTCAGCTGCTGTCTTATCACAAGAATATGTTGTATTATTACCAACAGTTGTGGCAGTAAGTGTGCACATTAACACTTCATTAGGCATAATATGATGCTGCAAACTTCCGTACTGCGCAAGATACCAGTTTCTGAATTGGGTTGGTGTGCCATCGAACATTAAACGGACAGCATAGTAATCAGATTTAGTTCTTGTAGTAGCATCTGAATCTGTACCAGCTGTAGAACTGCTATAACCTATAAATGCCCTATTTTGATTTGAAGTCCAGAAATAGCAGTTAAAACCTGCACTACCAACTATTTCTTCAGGAAGTCTACCACAAGCTACAGCATTAAATCCTGTAGAATTATTCTTGTCAATATTAGTTCCTACTATACTTTGAACAGTTGTCCAATATGGAGAGTTATAAGGAGATAATTTATCAATAGCTAATGCCTTAGTTGAACATACACTTCCATTTATCTTATATCTTTCTTGATTTGCGACATAGGTATATAATTCTCGATAATCACTTATACTTGGTAATTTCCATTTAGATGGTAATAGTTTATATGATGAAGATGAATTTGCAGCTTCATAGTTATAAAGAAGACCAACATTTATGTTGCTATAAGCAGGGAATCCATTATTTGTATGATGATAATAACAAGGAATACTAGTATCATAAGGACTTGAAGCTGATGTTTTATCAGTTATAGGAGTTCCATCCATAAAATGAGTAGTATAGAGATTTTTAGCAAGCCACACTTGTTTTCCAATGACAACAGCAGAATACCAGTTACCGTCATAATCCTGAACGGCATTAGGAAAGTAAAATCCATCATGGAGATTAATGTCGCCATTGTCCCCGGTGATGGTTTCACCGTTGACAGTACGGTGTGTTGGGAGATTTTTTATTTGATTGACATCAATCATGGCTATGAGATTTCTTCTCTGGAAACATAATCACAAAGTACTGTATCACCTGTTTGTGGAATGTAGGCATCATTGGCAAATGTAAATTTTCCTTTGGAGTCCGTACTGTCAATCTCCGCTGTGCCGTCTCCACGTGCGCCAATGAATTGCTTCACACCGTTCACATACACAGAGAATCTTGTCAAGCTTTCCAGTATATTATTGGTCTTCCAAATCCTGTTGTTGCTGTTATCCACAACAGTCATTTGCTCTCCCATTACAATGCGTTTATGATAATTCGGCAGATTAGCTTTGGTCACTGTGATTATACCAGTAGACGCGTCGATGGAGATTCCACTCACGTATTTGCCATCCAATGCATCACCATTTGATACGGTTGGAAAATTGACAGTTATCACCAATTTCCCTTCATTGGTGCCTGTACCAACAGCTATAGACAACAAGTTGGTGTTGCTTGATTCTAGATGCGAAAACAGTTGTGTCACTAAATTCGCCTCGGTGATTGCACCAGTGATATTTACCTGTACCACCACCCAGTTGGATGCCGTCATGTAGGTTGAACTTGTCATGGCTGTCTTGGCGATAAGTGTGTCGCCAACTTCAAGAGTAAGGCCTGTAGGAGCTGTTCCGCTGTCATAAACGTAGGTGTAGCCTGCTTTTATACCTGTTGAGAGCAGGATGTCGGCAGCTGAGGCCGTACTCCATGCCCCACGGAACTGCATTGCTCCGGTTACTCCGGCTATCTCGCTCTGAATTTTTGCGGCAATTGCCGCTGCGGATGCGGTCAGTGTATCGCTCGACCAATTTACGCTGGCCAATGCCTGGATAAATTCAGAGATTCTGATTTGGTCTTTTCTGATTAACGTCTTTGCCATTTTTAAGAAAATTTAATATCGATATTCATGTTGTTAGGGTGTCATACTGCAGCAATAAACACGAAAGAGTCAGTTGATATTGGCACATGTGTAAGCATCACAAAGCCTCCATTGGTCTCGCTGTAGTCCGCTCCAAGCGTCATACGCTGGCCATTGAAGAAAAAGTTGGATGTTCCTGGCACATATACCTCACTTACTTTGTAGCTCACATTTGTGCCGTCCTTGTCGCCAGTGACCGTAAGTAATTGGAGTTGTGTGCGGACAGCTTTTTCCAGTTCTTTTGACGATACTGTTTTCAATGCCACACTGCTGGTCAGGTTCTTTATAGATACCTTCCGTAGCCCTTCGGGAGCAATCACATACACGTATGCCTCCTCGTTGAGCATGGTTGCTTCCGTAACATTGGCAGCTGAAACATCTATTTTCGATGACAACAACGCCTGTACGGCAGCGGATGCGAGGTCAACAGTCTCATTTTTTGCGGATGCAAGTTCCGACTTGGTGGCTAAGGTGGCAATCAAAGTGGAATAATCGCTTGCGTCTGCCAACGCAAGCAACAGATTGCCAGTCGTTTTGTTCCCCAACAAGGTGACACCATTAATACTTGGCTTGTTGGTCAACGCCTCGTAATCGGTGGTTTGCTCCACCCCGTTTAGAGCGGATATAATCTCGTTGATTTTGGCCACCAGTTGGGCACCGGTGCAGCCTATCTGAAGGTTTTCTATCGATATGCTCATAATATTAAATTCTTACATCAATAATAGTCTCTGAACTTATATTCGTGTACGCGCCAATAACAAAACCTTCCCCAAGGTCGTCATTGCCACTGCTATTGATTTCAATAGCGCCTTCCCTACGTGCCTCACGTTTTACAATTTTGTACTGAAACTCCACCTCTATCAAGTCCTCACGCTGATCGATAACCGTCCAGGTACCTGGAACAATGGCAATGTAATCCGCCCACTGCCCATTAAGCAGCAAGTTGCCTCTTTTGCGCAAAGCAATATCCAACAGGGAGATTTCCCCTTCCGGCAACAAACCCGTTCTGGCTGTGTAAATCTGCTCGGTATCGCTGACCTGATACATCTCCAACGCCTCCTGAACGGTGCGTTCGCCGCTCACTGTCAGTTCCTTTTTCTCATCGAAAACCACAAACGACTCGTAAATGTTCAATCTGTTTTTCAACAGCATGAATTTGGCGTTGTATGGCGTTTCCTTGAGGATAAAGGTGCGTGCTATGGCGTTTCCGCCTACACTCAAACTTAATGTGTACTGAAGTACATCATTGATATTATATAAAAGAGCGTTGCCAAAAGCATCGGCATCCACTCTCAAGCGGACAACACTATTGGCGGGTATGGTCGGATTGTTGAACTCAGGAAAATTAGCCGTTGTTGAAGTTGAAACGGTTCCATTTCGATTGGTCACACTTAAGCTTACACTCAACTGTACCGCCGATGAGCCGTAATTGCGCACGTACAGATATTGCTCGCAACCTCTGTAGGCATAAACCGTGGCGTTGTTATCTTGGCCATAGATGTCAAAACCTGAACGATTATAAAACCTGACCATGTACAGTGGTGTCCAGTCAGGATAATTGTTCACCCATCGATAGGGCTCAATATAGCCGTTTACAAGTATAAAACTCCGGGTCTGTGGCATTCTTCCTGAGTTGTTGTTGTCGGAATAAAGCATTACGAAACTCAACTCATTGTTTTCTATGACCCTTGCCCTGAATCCGTCTTGATAATGCGGTATGTCAGCGGGCTTGAAATAGTGCTTCAGAATCTCAGTACCCACAGTGACGGTATTGCCCACATAGTCGTATATCATATCCGGAGTATAAACAATCGTTCCATCCGGATAGGTTACCTTGAACTTCACCCGCAGCTGCTCTCCATCAGCGGAAGGCCATCGCTGCAGCTCAAACACCGGGTGGTTTTCCACGAAGTCGATAGCGAACGGTGTTTTTCTTACTTGTATCATAATCGGGCCAGTTGTTTGATTTCGGTTTCCATACGGTCAAACTCCAGTTGCATTTTGCGGCTGATTACAGCCTGTCGGTTCTTCGGGTCTCTCAGGTAAACGTCCATGCGTTTCATCACTGCAAGCAGCTCGCTGTTGTCGGATGTGGTAGTGTTGTTTGAGTTGGTATAGTAGTAATTGTTTACCGGGGTTGACAGAGCAAAAGTACGGGAAAGTTTTCGACTGCTTTGTGACAACTTTTCCCAGCTCGGTTCAGGTACCCTCAGCATATCGAGAGCCCTGATGTCCCCCCTCTGGTAGCGTTCCAACGCCGAGATTACAGGAGCGGTTTTCTTATCGGTGAGCAGCTTGTTGGAGGCAACCCATTCCTGACCTTCCTCGCCCATCAGAGCCAGCTGCTCCCTGTCGATATAACCACCACGGGCATACGGATTGACCTGTGACGAAATCATGGCAGTCTGCACCGCTGTCTGAGCTGTCGAAAGCGCAGCGGGTATCAGTCCCCATGGCCAGCCGTAGTCGGCGAAAGCTCTGGCTACGGCAATACCTCCCTGTATCAGCACTTCGGCCAACGAGGACTGACGCTCACGCTCAAACTGCTCATGCTTCATCTGTTTCTCCTTGGCTTCTTTCTCCTCCTCCATTTTGGCGATTTCAGCGTCGTATTTTTCCTGCGAGATAAGGCCTTTATTCAGCCGCTCCTGCAAGTTCTTCGCCTTATCGTCCTGCATCTTGCAATAACTGTCAAATTCCGCCTGTTCCCGGTTGCTTTGCATCTGGTTGATGGTATTGAAGATGCTCATGGCCGAATGGGCAAAATCATCAAGGGCATTGGTCATCAGGTCAATTCCTTGCTGCCAGTTGTTGGCGAGATCGCTCCAGTCGAACTCGGCCAATTGCTGCCATATCGACTTGCCTCTAAGACCTCCTGACGCCTGTTTGACAACAGCAGCCTCGGCTTCAGCCTGCATTCTCTTCAGCAGCTCAATCTTATCGCGAAGGCTCTTGATTTCCGCCTCATCCACCACTTCATTCTGAAGTTTAGCGGCGATGAGCTTGTTGATCTTGTCAATCTCTAACTGGTAGCGTTCCTGGATGGCGGCCTTCTGTTTCTCCACCTCCGTCATAGTGGCTTCTCTGGCTGCTTTGGATTCAGCAGTAATGAAGTCGGCAGTTTGTTTTTCGTATTTCTGGTAGGTTTTTCTGATTTCCTGGACAGACAGGTTCACAATGTCCTCACGGTATCGCTTTAGATCTGCAATCTGCTTATCGATGGCGGTGGTGTCCATTTTATCATCGGCCATCACCTCACGGGTTGACTCAAGATCTTTCAAAGTCTTCTCTACATCTGCGGCACGCTGCTCCCATTTGTCTTTTACCCCGAGCACGGCATCAATGATTTCATTACTGCCGTCCTTGCCCAATTCCTTTTCCCATTTCTTTATCTCATCAGCTGATTTACTGATGACTTTTGCCATATCTTGGACATACTTCTGCCCAGATTCAACAATAGCCTGGTCACGTTGCGCCTGCACATCTTTCAGCATTTGGGAGTTCTCGCCGTAGAGCTTTACGGCTTCATCTTCCATCTCCTTGTATTTGTCAATGATTTGCTGTTTGGTTTTCTCCCAGCCGGTTAGCAGGTCGGTTTGCTCCTTGGTGCGCATCTGAGCAAGCTTTTTTTCAAAGGCATCACGGTCTTGAAGTATTTTTTTTCGTTTGCGCTCAGCTTCTTCTGGGTCAGTTTCTTCAGAGGAACCAGGAGAATTGCCGGAATCAGCTTTTTTATTCTCCAATTTTTGTTGTTTCAGCTTTTTCAAATCTTCAATCTGCTGGCGAATATCCTTTCGGTTCTCGGCACCATAGATTTGTTTTTGAAGTTCAGCGATTTGGGCATCTATTTGGGCAATCTCGTCCAGTTCACCCTTCACATCGTGGATAAAAGGAGAGTATTTGTCTTTGACCGCCTGTGTGGCATCAGCTAAATTTTTGGTCTTTTCAACAATGTTCTCGATAGCATTATATTCATTGGATAGTTCAACCCCAGTATTAGCAAAACCTGCCACCTGTCCTGTCGGCACATTTTCTTTTTGAGATTGTTTCAGTTTCAGGGAAAATTCTTTATTAATCTGATCTATAATCTGAGATGCTGATTTACCCTCGTCCGCAAGTTCCTGAATCCTCTGGTGGACACGTTCCTTTTGCTTACCACTAAGATTGTCAAGAGATTTATCAAGTTTGTTGAAATAATCAATCTGATTGTCCATATAATCAGCCGTGAGCTTATCCAATTCCTCATTTTGTTTTTCAACGGCAATCTTATTTCTGATACTTTTTGAAAGTTGGTCGTATGCCTCTTTCAAATTAAGTATATTACCGTTTTCATCAACCTGGTCTCTCAACAAATCCGGATAGGTATCCAGAATTTCCTTCTGCACCTCATTATATTCTGCTGTGCCTTTTTTCAATTCGCCAAGGCGATCGAAAAGACGTTTGGCTTGGCCAATCTGAACTCCAACTTCTTTATTGAATTCACGAAATGCCTTGGAACTTTCTCTGGTTTTCTCCACTAAACGAGTAATGATTAATGTAGCTGCGGTAATTCCAGCAGCAATTAACCCCCATGGCGTAGATCTGGAGGCTTTATTTAGTAGATTCTGTGCTTGAGCCTGAGCACGAGTGGCGGCAGCATTGGCGATTTTGACAACAGTTTCCTGTTTTAGCACTGCACGGAGCTGATTGTCGGCGGCAACACCTTTCATGGTCTCTAAACGGGCTTTCATTTCCGCTAAAGTTTTTGCCTCGGTTGCGGCACGTTCCTCCACAAGAGCCACTTTTTTCTTTACAGCGTTTTTAATGGCCAATTGTTTCAAGGTATTGTGGATTTTCATCTGTACCGCATCTTTCTTATCCAATATCAGCTTCTTATTCTTTGCGACGAATAAGGCAGCATAGGCGACTGTCAACCCGCCTACAATCGCCTTGTGTTGCATTCCCCATTTGATGATTTCCATCACCACCTTTATTCCCGAGGCTGCTCCTTTTGTCACCATTGTAATCACCGGCATCAGTTCCTCGCCCAATGCCGCTTTGGCATCCTCAACCGCTTTCTTGGCTTTCTCCAACTGGGCGGCGGCGTTTTCATTTACAACAGCGTATTCCTTATCGAGAGAAACGGCTTCCGCAAAAGCAGTGTTGGAAGTATTCAGAATCTCGGTAAAACGCTCGGTATTGGTACTCATCGCACCGATGATTTTGTTCACACCATCGGCATTCAGCTTCAAATCCTTCAGAACAGAGCCCTCCTCCGTTGCATTCAGACCTTTCAACGACTCAGCAAATTCCACAAAGAACTGTGCTGGATTAGTGTTGATCAGTTCCCGGACTTCCTCAACCGGACGGTGCATGGCAGTGGCAAATTTCTCCACATTGGTAGAGGCCTTCATCATGAATATACCGAACGCACGGCTGGCCACCTCCGCATCGATGGAGCTTTCCTCGAAGGCAGCGCCCAAGGCAACCGCCTGCTGAACGGTTGGACGGAATACCTCCGGCATACTTCCCACACGTTGCACGAAAGCGGCGATATTACCCTCGGTGGCATTGGCCGAAGCACCTACCTCGTTAAGAGCGGAACCTATCTGGGTTAACGACTTCCCTATATCCTGACTACGGGTTTCCTTGTATGCCAAACTGATTTTGCCAAGAATGGAGGAAATTTCCTCTGCGCCACCTTGAAATGAGTCGCCCAAGGCCACATTGGCTTTGTTGACCGCCTCGGTGAACCCCTGTATCTGGTCTTTAGCGATGCCCATACGCCCTCCGATTTCAGCAATCTTCAGCAGCTCGTTGGTGGATGTGCGGGTATCGATACTCTTCAACGACTTATGAAGACCTTCCACCTCTTCACGAGTCATACCAGTGGTTTTTTGTACGGCGCTCATTGCGTCATCCAGTGTGGCGTAGGCATCCACATATTCTTGGATGGTGGCGACAAAATGCTGATAGACTCTGACTACACCCTGAGCGGCAGCGGCAGCACCACCTGCAGCGACTATATTATCTTTTAGTTTATTTGTGTTGCTGGCTATCTCATTTCCAGTAACCTTCAAAGATTTGCAGTGTTCGTCATAGATGGCTTTCAGTTTTCTTAACTCACCAGCTGTTTTGTTATATTCTTCTGAGCCGATTGTCATTTTGCCCAACTGATTGGTTAATTTATACATCTCGGCACGTATGGATTTGACATTATTTTCAATCTCTTTTCCATTTACCCAGATGGTAACCCTCTTGTTTACTTCTTTAGACATGTTTTTTTTTATATTTTATTGTCTTTTGTATTGATTTTTTTTGTATTATTGCAACATAAATATCATAGCAATGTTTGAAGTCATTTTTGTAGTAATCGGCATGTATCTGTTAATCAAAATAATGGATAAAATTCCTGGAGAAACTGGATTCTTCAAACATTAGTTTTTGTGTAAAACCTCGCGCAAGGTATAGCGCATTAAGAATATTGCAGCAGCCGGTCTTGAAAAAGATCGGCTGTTTTCTTTTACAAAATTCTTGCTAATTCTTTCCATTGATTTCAAGACTATAATATTCCTTTCGTGAAGCAAAGATATAGTCTTTCATTCACACATGCTGTGACAAAAAAAACGGCCTCAATCGAGGTCGTTAGTGTGTTATCAGATGTTATTAATAAGGTATCGAATGTTAAAGAGGCTATATATCATCTTTACAGAATACAACTTCCGCTTTGTTGTTCAGCCTCCTCGATTTGGCCTTGGATTTTATTTCAACTTGATTTTCAGAATCATGAATCTCTGAATGATATTCATTTCCATCAACAGAAAGATATTTGACAAAAGTATCACAACTCCTGGCATCCCCGGCTGTCAAACGACAAACGGCATGGAAATCTTTCACGCTCAACAGTCGTTTCACACAATTTTCTTTGTCCCTACCACCATCCCTATCAACTGAAATACCTTTTGAGTCCTTGAATGCCGCAGAACTTGGACGTCCCTCTTTCTCATCCCAACATGCATCCACAACCCCTCTATACAGGTATTCATCCTCGGCAATTATCTCGTCTAACATACTTTAGCTGATAAAATCGTTTAATTTCTTACTTGCGACACGAATATCGGAAATTTCCTCTTCGCTTTCATTACCGTCAATTACCCATAATACACTTATTTCCGTCGAGGAGACTTCCATTTCAACCAGATTATCATCGTCGATATGATACTCTAACTGTATAGAACCCCTACCGGTAGGAAATATTTTTGGTTGAACATTCAGTTTTTTCAGGATAGAAAGAGTTCTGTTGATGGTTAATTTGGAAAAGGATTTGCCGTCATAACCGTTCCAACCATTTTTAAGATTCAGGAAACTATGAAGTTTGTGAAAGTTATCCCCCAATTTGTTCACAACCAAAAAATCCACAACCGCCGCTCCAGTCGAAGTTTGTTTTTGGGGCATAACACTATATGCTGAAGATGAAAACCGATTACCCGATGCGGTGACTCCAGATAAAACCCCTAATCCGATAGTTAGAAACGGAGCCATATTTATTTGTTTTTTAGTTCTTCCAAATTCTTGATATTCCTTTCAAGCCATACGTTTAGTTGTTTGGCGGTCTCAAGATTCATCACAATGCCAGACTGGACGAACCTGACACAAGATTCGTCCAGATCCTTTGGATCTTTTTTTATTGCCTCGCCAATACTGCCATTCGCCCCGACGATATGCGTGGTGGCGTTCGGAAGAGCGATTCTTTCCAAGTAGAAATTTGCCACAATCTCACCCTGCGGATTAATCCCGCCAAACGCTCCATTTATATATACAGGATTATAATTACTCTCAAATTTGTATTTAAAAGTAATTTGTTTTTTGCTGATTTCCGTAGCGGACATATCTTTCCTTTCCATTGTGTTTTTATCTGTCAACGGTTTATATCGCTGAATTATTGTTGCAAAGATACAACAAATTTCTGAATTGTGTGTCTTTTGTGTGTAAAAAGTGTGTTATTTTACATCACCCCTTGGTGGCTCACATCGTTGGCCGTCATTCGATGGAAATTCAGCAGCACTTTGTCGCCATAGTAGTCGGCCACGAGGTCGGCGAAGTTCTCTATGCCCCTGTCGATGGGATTGTGGATCCAGTCGCTCATGCTCCGCTTGATATACACGTTCCTCGAAGCCTCCTTGCCGCTCTTGGTGGCGGTGCCGTTGCGGGGCTGACCATTGCCCACACCATACTCCCTGAAGATGCCATGCACCGGCATCTTGAAGCTCACCGCCTCCAGATCACCATAACGCTTGCGCAGCACATAGCCCACCTTGTCCTTCAATTTTCCCTCTGTTTTGCCGGCATAACGCCCTTTGATATAGGTATGTGTGGCTTCCTTCTTCCCCTTGGGGAAGGCAGCGGCATTGGCTTTTGCCTGTCGTCTCACCGCATCCGCCCAGGCTTTTGCCTGGCGCAGAAACTCTTCCTCAGTCATCAGATGCTCATCCATTGCTCTTTTTCTTCTTTGAATCCTTGATTAATGTGTTCAGTCGGTAAAGAACTGTATGCACCGGAAGCTGCAGAAACTTATCCTCGTCCTGTATGTGATCGCCAAGCAGATTGCGGTGGATGTTGGTCCATGAGAACTGTGACGGCTGCTCTTCCGGTTCCGGCGGATTGTCGTTGGGACCGTCATCATCAGAAGTGCTCAGATCATGGTAAGGAAATATCTCGGTATAGACCGACTCCAACGATGCGGCTCTCATGGCACGGTAGTTAAGCAGTATGGCCACCTGCAATGCCTCATCCAAAACCGACAGCTTGCCAAATCTGCCGGTGGTGCCGTAGGTGGTAAACGGTATGCGGCGGTCGGTCTCGCCGTCATAGTCTTTGCGCTGCGGTCGGAACAGTGCCGCCACCGCCGCCCGGTGGAAGCCTTGTATCATGCACTGGTCGGCATACACAAACTCTCCCCATGTAATGTTGCCGAAATTGGAAGTGGGACCGTACCACACTTCCCCATCCACATCGATGGACGGTATCTTCCACCCCTTGAAGCTCAGCGACGACATATCAAGATGGTCGAGCCAGCCGAAAGAATCCATAATCATGAAACGCTGGAAGTCCGACAGTGCGGCGAAAGCGTCTTCCGGCATACCGCACACTATGCGCAGCGGGTCACCGTCGTCGCCATCCATCAGTCGCACCGCCGCCACCAGCTGCTCACCGGTCATCTCAGCTAACGATTCAGGCAGCTGCAGCTCGTGTCGCTCATTGTTATATTCAAAGGCAAGACTATTACTCATGGTAACAGTAATTCATGGTTATAATGCTTTTAAAGTTCCACTTACGGTTACATCCGCTTCAGTTGCATCTGCCGTCACACCTATCACAACATATTTCCCCGCCTTTACTGTTATCGTGTCCTCAGGCACCAATTTGGTGGTCACTGCCGTACCATTATATGTAATTGTGGAAATGACAATGGTTATGTCAGAAGCGGAGGAATTGTATATGCGCAGGTAATTGCAGCCTTTGTTCAGTACCGCAAAGCTCAGCGTGGCATCTGCCGTCACTGTCAATCTCTTATAGCATTGCTGATTGGCCTCAAAGGTAATGCTTGTTGCATTGTTTGAAAGTGTTGAGAAAGACAAGTCATGGTTGGTTAAAAGCTTTTTACCAAGATAATTAGGTTCCACATTAAAACGAGCTTCATTAGCATCCATTTCAAGAGGATATACTTTGTCAGCAGCTAATTTTGAGTTTCGCACCTTGGTCACGCAAAACACGATATTCATCGGGCTCGTGTTGGTAGAAATCTTTTTCATCCCGCCAAAACTAACTGTATCATAAGCTCTATTAGCAGTGTGCATATCATCTGAAGAGACATGACCTTGAGTATCCCACCCCAAAAGAGTTGCTGTTACTGATTGATTAACATTTTCAGTTGGAGAGTTTATTCTACCAAGTTTCCTTGCGCCATTTGTAAGTGTGGAAGCATTTACATCAGCTCCAAAAATCAAAGCACCTGGTCCTGCACCATGCTGTATCTTGACTGGATTTTTGAAATTTTTTTCTCCAGTAATTACTTGTGTTGTATCAAGAGTAACATAGATGCTGTCAAAAAAAGTTTTCAGCTTATCTTTAATATTGCTCCACAATGATTTTCTTTTCGCAGTTGCGGAAGTATCATAGAATGGAACATAATCACCATCATCAAGAGTTGTTTCAGAGGTGTCTTCTGTATCATACTTTGTGCTTACATCTACAGCATCGCCTTTGTCGCCTTTCGGTCCTTGAGGACCTGTCTCTCCTGTATCTCCTTTGTCACCTTTCGGGCCTTGAGGACCAGTATCACCAGTGTCGCCCTTGTCACCTTTCGGGCCCTGAGGACCGGTCTCACCAGTATCGCCTTTGTCACCTTTCGGGCCTTGAGGGCCTGTCTCGCCAGTATCGCCCTTGTCACCTTTCGGGCCTTGAGGACCAGTATCACCAGTGTTGCCCTTGTCACCTTTCGGGCCTTGAGGACCTGTATCACCAGTGTTGCCCTTGTCACCTTTCGGGCCTTGAGGACCTGTATCACCAGTGTCGCCCTTGTCACCTTTCGGGCCTTGAGGACCTGTATCACCAGTGTCGCCCTTGTCACCTTTATACCATTGGGAAAATACAAGTAACATCGTTTGACTAAGCACGATATCAGCATTCCCCGTCATTGAAAGTCCGGGCTGTGAGATAGTAACCTCTATCGTTAAATTGTGTTCAGTATATTCAGCCATCATTACCTCCTTTATTTAAGATTTTGCGAAGCAGGTTCTTTTTCCCACCACAACACCATCGGTTTCACGGCAGAATTCACAAATCTTTTGTCGTTGGAATACACCACCGCCCGAAGCATCGTGAGACCACCGAATCTTTGTGTCACCTCATTTGTCAGCTCCAAAATATAATGTGTCTCATCCACCACCTGTATCAATCCATCTCCAGTTTGTGTGGCGAAAAGTTCATGTCCTTGCGGATTATAAATACCAATTTTCAACTTGTTACCATCAAGCGGTTCGGACAACTTCATCGCTATAGACGCGTTATTTCCAGATTTCAGTTTTATTTCCATAAAAATCACTATTAAAATTACATTTATTGCAAATCACTCCAAACTTGTTCATCTACATCCCAGTCAAACTCACAGCCAATTTGTATGGTATAGCGCATACCTGCATACAGGTGTTGCTCATCCAGAACAGGAACAGCCGACAACACCTCCAGATCTGCACAGATCTCACCACTACTGGAGTCGGTCATCATGCGGCGCAGCACTTCGTCACCGATTTGCTCACAGATGTTCATCGCCCCGTAGATACTCTGCCAGTTTTTGCTTTCAGGATAGTTGCAGGCCACAATGAACGAGGTTTCGCGAGTCTTCACATCCCCATTGAAGGAAATCTCGAAGCTTTCCGCTATCAATGCCGGAAACTTAACCCTGTTGCGAAGATCCATATAGAACTCCTCCAGTTCGCCCCTGAAGAAGTGCTTTTCGGAATCACTGTGCCCGATGGCCGTGTGGCTGGCCGCCAAGCTCTCGATATACTGATAATATTGTCCAACTGTCATAGCTATAATTGTTTCAGCATGTTAATCAGTTCCGGTTGCGGATGCACATCGCTTTTGTCGAAGCGGTAAGAACAATGGCCATAGATGCCCGGTTCACCCTTCAGTGCCTTGGTTGATACCACCCACATATCATTGGAGTAGGAAGACGGAATACCATGACGGAGACACAGTTCCTTCAGCAGCTCCCGCAAAGCGTTCAGTTGGGTGGTGGTATATTTCTCGTAATAGAGATGACCTTTCCAGCGGTTTTTCTCGCAGTACTCATAAAAGTACTTCACCGGCCTGCAGGTGATATTGGGCACATAGCGGCTTCCGTTCCACTTAACGGGATAGAACTGGCCATCGGTGTGCGGAAGCACAGGCCCCCACGAATCCAGCTCAATGCCAATGGCATTTTTGTCGAGATTCGTCCAAGGCAACTTGGCCACATTGAAATGCTTCTGGCCAAGACCAAGGTGATAGCCCCAGTATTTCTCATCGAAGAGCTGATGCACCACCCCTTCACGATCTATAATGAAATGGGTGGCCACCCGTTCAGGAGTGCTCATCCACCAGTTGATGTCTCCATCCACACCTGGACCACTGGCAGTGTGATGAAGCACTATCTGACGCTTCACCGTCTCTTCTGCGACATATTGGGTACGTGGGAAATTGTGTTGTACAATATTCATATTATACAGTAGTTTTAGGTTTTCGGCCAGGTGATTTGGGTTTAGGTATTCCTGCTGTCCTGATGAGTTCGTTCAAGTCACGGTTCTCATTCTTCAGAGCCTCTATTTCATCCAGCAACTCCTTCTGTCCAGCTTTCAGGTCGGCATTCTCCCGTCGTACTTCCTTTATTTCCGTCCGCAGGTTCATGTTCTCATCCTTCAGCTGGCGCACGCCCTCAAGCAGTTCCACTATTTTGGCATTGTCTTCCTGAATAGTGTTCGACAGCAGCTGAATGGTTTCCTGCAGGGATTTGATAGCGGTATTCTTGCGCGTCCGGGTACCGGCAATCCAGCCTACCACACCCGACACCGGGGTGATGAGATATCCTATTAATGTTGTGATGTCAACCATTTTAATTGAATTTTAGGCGAGGAAGGTTTTCTTGTTGGTATTATCACGGCGGATGATGCCGTCGTCTGGGCTGTCACCGGCAAAGCCGATGTAGTTGGGATAATCGTCAGAGTGGAGTTTGATGGTGTGGATAACGGCGGCCAGATACTGCTCCGCTTTTTGGAGCAGGTTCATACGTGTTTCCTGCACTTGGGCACGATAAACCGGTGTTTCCTGTACACCGTCCATGGTGGTGGTCTCAAACAGCAAACCTTTATCGGTCGGTATCTTGTGCAACTCACCGATACCAGCTGCCACAGCCGAATAGACCACATACAGGCGGATGTATGGCAAAATGGACTTCCACTTCGCCTCTGTCTCATCGGCTGTCAGCAATTCCTGGTAAAAAGACACACCAACACGATGCTGCAGCTCTATCAGCTCCACATCGCGAATATACTGCCTCATTTTCAGGAACACCAGGCGGCTGCCACCAATATTGTAGCAGTCATGGAACAGCCTGGTATTGCGGATCAGCGTCTGCGAACTGTCCAGCATGTATCCTGAAGAGGCAAATTCGGGGAACTCCCCGCTGTTTTCCTCCAAGTACTCTAACACATTGTCCAGATAGTCAAAGCCTTCATTCTTCAGCGATTTCTTGATATTCTCCTCCTGATACCGGTACAGGCGGTTCTCCTTATCCACCTCCGCCGACACCCCCACATCGCTGATGTTGGCCGAAATGACATCATAGCCCTTCCAGATGGCCAGACGGACAAGGGCAAAGCGGACTTTCTCTATGAGTGTTTTGTCTTCACAGACCACATCCAGTAGAGGATGTTCATCATAGTAGCTCACCAATCGCTCAAACAACGCATTGCCCAGCAGCGGATGTATATAGGTCTCCTCGCACAGGGCGATGTGTGATGCCACGGTCTCAAACCGCAGGTTGATGTTCACCGGCAGGTATTGCTTGAATTCTTCCGCCCGATCATTGAACGATGCTTTGAATAATTTAGGCTCCATATTTTCTGTTTTTACTATACATATATTATATATGTAGAGACGTGCCATGGCGCGTCTCTACTAGGACAACGATTCTTGTGTATTTCTCCCGCTGTCCAGCGTGGCCAGCGTGATATTCCGGTACTTGAGGTCGATATTTTTGTACCCATTGAACTGCAGCATCAGTTCCACAGGATCCAGCACTGCCTGTTTCTCAATGTTGCTTAGGATCATCGACACAAGCAGACCCTCACGGATATCTGAACCGCTGCCGGCATTGCCCGAATAAGGACCGCCAGGCATACCTGCGCCCAGTACAGACGGGTTCACCATCAACGAGAACAGGATCTCACTGTTGGCCGCAGCCGACGTGCTCAGTCTTTCTTCGGCTTTTATGGTGCCATCAAGCCTGGTTATTAACCACTCACCATTTTTCTTGCCGCTCTCATCGATGTAATACTGGGTCACCAGCGTCTTGTTGGCATTTTTGGTGTCGGTAAGCTCTTTCTCAAACTTATCCATGTAATCCTGAATCATGCTCTTGCGCTCTTCCACATTCTTGTATTCCGTCTTAGGGAACTGTTTTTCCCAGTAGGTTGCCGGTATCTGGATGTGCCACATCAGGCTCATGGCATTCTCATAAGCTTTGTTCAAGAATTGAGGAATCTTGTGGGCAATATCAATCCAGCCGCTTTCCTGCGCCGACTTCCAATCCGGAGTAGCGTAATAATCGTTGTTGCTGAAGTAATTCTTGATACGTGGGAATGCGATGACACCACCATTGAGTTTGCCGGTATCACGCAGCCAGTTCAAGTCGAACACAGGATCGTCCTCATCCAGCATATCGATCACCAAGGTATGGTCATCTTCAGAAGGCATGGTGTTTTTGAAATCACCGTAAACCAGCAGTTTGCGTTTGTCCACACTTATACGACAGTGGCGTGCATTCAGCAGCTGCACCCTCACAATTTTGTTACCAGCCTCGTTGAATACAAACACAGGGAAGCAATTGCCGAACTTGATCAGGTCGCGGAACGCGGCTCCATGGTAGTTCCTGAACACCATACCACGCAGGTATGCCAGCAGGTCGGCATCCGCCACAGGCTTGAAGACCTCATTGTTCTGCTCATCGAAGCCCACCACCTGCACTGGCACAACACCTTGGCCATAACAGCAGCGCACCTTATAGTTCAAGCCCGTCTTCAGCACACTGGTACACTCAATAGTGCGTTCCGCATCATCAGGATAACAGTTGTTGTTGCCCCACGAAGCGTATTCCACATTCTTGTAGGAGAAGGTGTCGTACAGTTTCTCCTTCAGCGGCTTGCTGAGTGTGCTGCCGAACACGGTTTTGCCCTTGAACATTTTAGGGGTGCCATTATTGTCGAACAGGATTTCCATATCAATTGAAAATTAGATTTTTACACGGATATTGTTGAAAGTTCGGATATTGTCGATACATACTGGGTAGATATGGCCAACAGCATTGCCAAGGTCGTCCACCTGCTGCACCCCACGGGTACGGTTGTCGGTCATGTTCATTCGGAGTCCGCAGCTGCGTGCGCGGCTAAGCGTCACCAGCTCGCCATTCTTCTTGTAGAACTGTATGGCGAAGTAGCGGCGGCGGCCATCAGCCGTCTCCTTGATTTCCATTTCCGCCAGCACATCGGCGCGTTGTATCGTCGGTTCCATATCCTTGATCTTTTTCAGCAAAGATACGACAGGCAGCTGGAACGGTTTGTGACAAATTTTTCCAATTGAAAATGAAAAACTGATTATAGAGGGCTATTTTTCACATTTTAAAATTCTTCTCATGAAAAATTTCACAAAATTCGCGAAGTCAGCGTTTTAGGCTTTGAAAAACTTTTTTCCTTCATCGTCGAGAGACAATCGAGCCGACGCTCGCCCTACTTTGCATGGAAATTTCCACTCCGGATTGGCAAGGAAATATGACGGGGGGATATGTAACCGGGCACTGCAGCCAGGCAAAAAAAAATGGCGGTCGCATCGATGCGGCCGCCAATGATTGACAATGTGTGTTGTGGATTGTTATCTCTGTTGTCTATGCTCTACTCTAAGCTCTTTTAAGATTGTCTGGAATGTGTGGGCGGTTCGGCCAATTAAATCCACCGCCATTCGCGCGGCGGGTTCATCGTCTTGTAAGCAGATGATGCCAGGCAACTCCTCCAACATGTCGTTAAGAAGGTATTGCATGAAACTGTTTTTCAGATCAATGTTTCCGTCACTCTCATAACCGAACAAGTTACGGAGACTCTCATAGTTGCTGATATTGATTTCGCTCATTCCTCACCTCCTTTCTTGACTATTTCTATATGATCTAACGGAATACGTTGTCCAACCATTGGGCCGATGAAACCGTACTCAATGTGAAAGGAGTCGCTCTCATAGTTCAAGGTGCCAGTTGAGATTGTGGCAACAGGGGTTCTCCCAATTCTTAGGAAAGCCGGAATATTGAAACTAATGAAATCGATGTTGTAATAGTTCCTGAATCTGTCTCCAGTTATTTGGAAATTACGGCCATCGATAAGTTTCTGCACCAGCATCTTACGTTCATCGCTTAGCATACCGCACCTCCTTTCTGGTTGAGTTCTGACACGAAGCGGATGTGCTCGGTGAGGACCGAGTGGTTGGTGCTGCTGCCGAGGATGTGCATCATGACGACAAAGCCGCTGGGGAAGAAGGCTCCGGTGTCGCAACGGCCAAGCACCAGACCGCCGCACAACAGGTAATACAGGTCATCGCGCAAGGTGAAGTGATAGACCCGCTGGTGGCGGTCGGTGGTGATGGTGAAGGCCTCGCCGGCCAACACGCGCTCTATGACGCGAAGTTTACGGTTTGATTGCTCCTTTACCGCCTGAGCTGGGCTGATTCTGATGTTAGATAACATGGTTGTTACTGTTTGGTAATAAAGAAAGCCGACGTAGGGATACCGCGTCAGTAACTACGCCACCAGAAGTTTCCCAAAGGCGTACCATATCGGCTTTTAAATATCGTTTACTGGATTGATGATTCTTCATCTTTTGTTACTGTTTGGTGCCGCAAAAATACAAAAAAATTCAATCCACACACAAAAAGCACACAAAAAGCGCACAAAAATTTCACTACTGATATATAAGTAATTGATATTCAAGATATAAATTTTTATTCTCCTATCAAAAAATATTGTACTTTTGTAAATCTAAAAATAAGATTATGTGCACAGTAACAATAGAATATAG